TGCGATCAGTGCGAAGTCGCCACGCACAGTCGCGTCGTATACTAGCCCGCCAATGTTCATGGTTTACTCCGCGCCGATTGTTCCAACATACCGGGCACGCAATGCCGCGAGTACAGCGGGCACTGCCGTGATTCCAGCTATGTTGGGAAGGAAGTTTTCCTTGATAGGAAAACCAGCGAATGGCATGACCAAAGACACATCGTTGTCGAGTGTAAGGTCACGTACTTCAACAGCCGTGAGGAAATACTCGTCCTCTGCGGCGATAGCCGGATGGAACCCTGTCCCTGCGGCCCGCTGTGCGAAAGTGCGACTGACGAAAGTGCCCGCTGGCACGAGAATGCCGTATTGCCCCGCAAACTTCGCTGCGTCGCCAATCGCCAAAGGCGTGACGAGAGGAGCAATGACTAGCGCGACAGCCGCTGCTGCCGCTGCCTGCGTGACGTAAGCCTGTTTGGCTACGCCAAAGTTTAGAACGGTCCCGGCAGGAATAGGACCTGAGAGTGCCGCTACAGTTAGCCCCACCGCGCCTGCGGCAGCAGCTGCTGTTAGCGTCACCACGACTGCTGCTGTAAAGGCCGTGAAGCTGGCGTCATCCAGCTTCGCGCCTCCTGGCAGCAAATCTTCAGAGTTGAACTGACGGCCCGCCCATTGTGGGCGAGTTAGGTCAGGAAACCCTGAAAAGTTAAAACGATTACGCATAATGCGCCTCTCAGTGAGAAAAGGTTGTTACGGCTTACTTCTTGCTACCGATTTGGCCTTTTCCACTGTTCGTGGTGTCAGGCCGACGATACCGGGAGTCAAGGACAGAAGTGACGTGTGTTGACATCTCGCCACCTTTTTTCCCGCCTTTTGTACCAGCGCCACCAGCGCCAGCTTGAGCGGGCATCCTTACTCCGTTTTGGGTCGTCCGGCCTCCGGCACCCGTGCCTGCGCTCTCATCCGTGATGAGTGAGGCATGAAAATCTTTCAACGGTTCAAACTCATCGAGCCTTATGGCCTTTGAGTCCTTTCCTGCGCCCTCTATGACAAAAGGCATTAGCTTCTTGACCTTCTCCTTTTTGCCATCCTTCTCCTCTTCCACTTCGGTCTCTCGCATCTCTATGTTAAGCTTTTTGTCTGCGAGGAGCTGCTGAAGAGGTTTGAACTTCCAACCCAACGCCTCTGCCGCGTCTCTTGAAGTCTGTCCTACCTTGAGGCTGTCGCGCTCAGTGACTATGGCAGGAATGTCCTCGGGCTTAAAACCTAAGGCCTTGAATTTGTCATACTCTGAAGCTTCATCCTTCTGAAGGACACGTGCTCCGTCAGGCAGCTTCGAGGTTGCCAATTTTTCCTTAAGCTCTCGCTTGTTCTCTCGCAGGTTGTAGTTATCCTTGATCAAAGCATCGTTAAATGCTGACACTGCTGTGGCTCCGTCCTTAGCTGTGGCTATCAGCCCTTTCAAATCTGTTACATAGCCTTGCAGTGCTTCTTTTGTCGTCTTATCGTCTGCTGTCCCATCCATACGGAAATTGTACTTGTCAGCAATAGCAGCGATAGGAGCTAGAGACAGATCAAAGAATCTACGTTGCATGCGGCACTCCCATGGAGTTTTTAGGTTTTGTATTGTCAAGCTTATTGGGTGAGCCTACTATGGTGGCACACTTGACGCTAGTCATCTATACTCCATCGTGCACCGATCATTCCCAACACATTCCCTTTCACCGATAGGAACAAGTGTCCCGAGAGGAACCCAGCCCATATCTGTCATAGCTAGACACTCATCACAATGTTCCGCTGGATGAAGTAAATTGCGCTCCTCGGACATCCCAGCCTCTTCTTGAGCCTCACGATCAAACTTGTAGTAAAATGTGCGTGACGTGTTGAAGTAAAGCTGTACCCGGGCCAAGAAGCCTTGGCTACCGGGTTTGACTCCCCCGCCAGAATAAAGCTCCGTTACAAAATTGTCGAGGAATCGGTATTGCCTCTTAACCTCATTTCCGATTCTCCCATAATCAGACTGACTAAGCTGTGCGTATCCGCCTTTGGCCGCTGCCACATTGTTTATGAGAGATGATTTAATCTCTGTGCGCATAGCCAAATGAAACTCTGACAATTCCACCGTGCCCCTAGCTACTTGCTGGCCCATTACTCTCATTCTTTGTCCCGAAGCAGCGGCGATACGGTCCAATGACTTTCTAACCAATGACCTCGGGACAAAATGACCCTTGGCATCCCGGTATTGGCCTGTGGTAGGGTCCCAATAAAATCTCAAGACTCCGCCTTGTCAGCGTCAAGGAGATTCTTAAGCTTTGGCTGAGCGTCTTTTTTCCAAGTAGCACGGGCCTTGTCTACGTCAGTGTCGGAAATTTCAGCAGCCTTTGTTAGTTGCTCGTCAGTAGCAGGTTTGCGTTTTATGAGCCCCATTCTTGCTCCTCATAGGCACTGACAGCCTTGCGCTTGACTCTTGCAGCTTCCTGAGATTCTGCTGAGCAAAACATGACAGCTTCTACTTCAGCGAGTTTGATAGTCTCAATCTCACCATCAATACCTTGGGCATCATAAAAAGTCTCCCCAGACTTCCATGCCTTAAGCAAAGACTCAAGCTGCTCAGGCTTTAACTGGTAGTATCCACCGCGCCTTACATAACAGCGCGTCTCATCTCCATATGGACACTCCATTTATGCTGCTACGGGCTTGGCTTTAGGGGCAGGTGGGACTATGGGAGGTTGTTCTTTGGGATTGGTATTGTCTGGATGACCCACAGGCCCCACAGGAAGCTTATTGCCAAACTCATCGAGGCCCGAGGCATTCTGATTGGCCGTAAACTCATTTTCATTGGTATACTTGGTAATGTATTTTGTTTCAATGCCCACCATCTCTGAGGCTAGCTCCGTGGAGTACCCCATAATGACTAACTGGCTACCTACCGTGGTTTGTTTCTCTAACAAGGCAAGCTTAGCCTCAGGAGTGCTATTGATGCGCTGCTTTTCAGCGTCTACATCGAGGACACCATTGCGCTCCATTGCCGACTCCTCAGACAACGTACCTGCCTCTGCCTCAGCGACATTCTGGGCGCGTTCTTCCACAGAGATAGGCCCAGTGTTTATGCGGCAAGTAAACGTGGCCTTGAGCTGACTTGTGTAGTACCCTGTCTTACCCGCAATCTGCTCGGCTAGAGCTAACACTGTCTCAAGAAACCACTGGCCTGCTGGTTGAACCTCACTCTGAGTTTTCCCGAGGCTAGCGGCATAATCCGCCCGGGCCTGCTCGCGGGAATATCCTGAAGGAGCAGCTTCACCAGCGATGAGGATATGAATTTGCTTTGCCTCTCCAAGAATTTGCTCATAGCAAGCTGCTGCTGCCTCCACCAGCGGCTTAATCTCGCTGGGTGGGCGCCATTTAATGTCGGGATTAGAGAGGTGAGTCTTGCCCTCCTCATCTGTGTATGACTGACCAGACACAAAGTTAGTTGTCCCAGCTCCTGTCTTATATGTGGCGGGCACAAATCCAATTTTGTTTCCGTCCTTGTCAAGCGTCCACGTGCCCGGCATTTGGGCATTGAGTAATACCCGTTCAAGAAATGCGCCCGTGACAACATTTCGAGGTAACATCGAAAGGGCGCAATTGAGGGCTTTCTGAGCACTGATTAATTGCTCAGAAACCAGCGCCTGACGTGTAGACTCCCAAAGGGTCATCCTTCCACCCAGCTTGAAAGGATACGCTGTGCTAGAGGACTGGTCTGCACGGGTTATAATCGTGTTGCCGTCCTCATCGAGATATGTAAGCTCATACACAAATATCCCGACAGGCTGCCAATTGACCATCTGCTTATAACGCGTGATACCCAGCCACCTCTGGGACAAAGGGTCTACATACACCGTGGCATCTTCGGGGGCCGGGTGATCAGGGTAAATCATCTCAAGTGCCGCCGCAATCGAAGCCGCGCTGGCGACGAGATAACGCTCACCTTCTGTCTCAACTTCTTGAAGTACCCCCGCTGGGACATAAACGCGCAATGCTGAACGCGTACCCCATCCGAGGTCTAGTGTATAATCTTGAAAGAGCTTATGGCACTTGCGCTTATTCCACCACTCCGTCAAAATTGTCTCAACTTCATCTATGAGAGCTTGTTCCTCAGCCTTAAGCTCCTCATCTTCTTTGAGAGGTCGCCTTACACCAAAGCCCCATGTGGGCTCCAATCCAACTACACCTAGCATATGGCGGTCTAGCACTTCGAGGACAGCATTGCGGCTCACAAAAGTCGCCTCGATGAGCTTCATTACGTCGCTAAAGCCCTCATCTGTCGGCTTAGGCGCAGGCCCCACCCATCCACAGCCCTTCTGCCAGTGATCGCCTTCCACAAAATCTCGCGCCCGGGAGACAGGCTGAGTAGCCATGCCAAGGAGCTGGGAGGCTACCACCCAGCCAATAGTGCTAAAATCTCTGTTGCCTGTGTCTGCTGCCGTGGCAGTAGGGTTAATGCGCGGTACTCGCACCAATGCCGTGGAAGTTGGAAGTGCCATGATTATCCTCAGCCTGAGAACGTGTAACTGCTTACGCTAGGAGTCAACACTGGCACCCTTGGTGCTGGTGGTAAATCAAATGCTGCCATTACTAACGCGTCACCAAAATCTGTTGAGCGACCAATGCGGAGCTTAATATCGTCCTTGCTCTCCACCTTGATCATTCTGTCTTTATCTATCTCATACGTTGGCGCTGTCAAGTCCGTGATGAGCTTGTGGGGGAGCCCCTCAGGAAGGGAAAACATACCTAGTCTCAGCTTTTCCCGAAACTCCCACCACATTTGAGACCGAAGGTCCTTGAACTTAAACAAGGTGAGAAACTTGCCCTGCTTCGCCATATCCTCGGGCTTTGCTTTTCGTTCAATTGGCTTAGCTCCCGCGATTATTTCGCGCACTCGACGGAAACCAAGACCCTTAAGAGAATCTACCGTGCCTGCTCCAAGGCCAACTGCATCTAAGTGAACAAGATCGTGGCGAATGTCGTGCTCAGTGATCCACTTCGCAGCGAGCTTAGCCTGCTCGTTAGTGTCCATGTAGTGAATCTCGTCCATCTGCTCAATCGTGTTACCATTGACTAGACAGAAAACTGTAAAGTCGTCACCATATCGGGCTGAGTCCACACCCAGACGTCTTATTCCGTTTACAACCTCAATGTTTCTAGCCTTAGTAATCCATTCAAACCGGATAAGCTGATTTGGGTCATCCACCGCTGTCCAATCTCCCAACACAAATCGCTTATACTCGGGCTCCGGGAGGTCCTTAAGGCCTTCTCTGTAATCCTCTCCAGCCCACGGATTGTCAGCAATAGTGCTGGGGAGATAGAACGTGGGTGGTTTAAGGGTGCCCGCCATGTATGGCTCAAAGAAAATACGCATGGGCCATTTAGGTGTTGGATTAAACGTGCATAAGACAACAGGCTTAGGCTGATTAGCCAATGGCATACCTGTTTTAGCATCAGGTATGATATACGCGCCAGCGCGCTCACGTGCTTTATTGAGAGATGCCTCAGCTAATTCATCAGCCTCCTCTAGCGCGAAGCCGTTTACTTCCAGCCCTTTCCATCGGTCTAGCTCTGGGTCCTGAGTAAACGACTCCGGGAATAGGATGAGTTGGCTACCATTGCTACACGTATACGTCCAATCAGAGTGATTTAATGGCCCGAGGAACCCGCCCGTGAGCAATCGAATCTTCTCAATGGACGGAATAGTGTTGCGACGCAATGTAGGGAGGTCCTTACGTACAATCGCCCAGCGACTGCCAGGGAATATCCTACAAAGAATAATGAGAACAATGAGCACGGCAAACGTCTTAGTGCCACGGATGCCCCCACCCATAGCCAATAGCCGATACTTACCGCTGAGTACAGCATCGACAAAGACAGATTGCTTGTGGGATGTGGTAAGATTCGCCTCAGGCATTAGCTTCTGAATCTTCCAATCAATTTGCCGAAACAGCCACCCTTCTTAGTGTCGGGTGACGGAATCCAGACAAGACCCTCCTTGTTGCCACTAACCGTCAGCCGGGAGTCTATAGCTATGTTGCGCAAGTATCTTGTAGGAGGGTTTTTGGAAACTATGTCACCGTCCATATCCTTCATCAAATCTGCGTTAAGAAAAACGTCAGTGTTTCGAGGAGAGCACTCAAACTTCTCTATGACAAAGTTTTCAGCGGAGAATTGGTCCACCATATCCTCGTAACCAGCTGCTGTAGGAGACAGCCGGACTATTACACCATACTCACAATTGGTAAAGGAACAAGCTGGAAGGACATGTACACCTTGGCTCTGGTAGTAATCGCTGTAAACTCCAACAGATGCCCAGCGTGTCTTGCCATTGATAGTCGAGCCCCGGGACAGATACGATGTTGCGCCTTGAACAGCATTCCATTTGCCAGCGGGACACTCTACGTCAAACGTCAGTGAGCTTCCTGCCTTCCTCCACAGCGGCCTCCAAGGTCCACCCATAGACCAAGGGTTCTGTACAAAGCTGCCAGGGCACCAAGCCCCCATAATCATTCCTACAGTTACTTGATCCTTCGACATCTCGGGAACAAAGCCTTCAAACGAGTAGTCAAGATTAGAAGATGATGTACCCTCGTCAAACTCATGCTTAGGGTCTACCCCAAATAATGGATGGGTATCAAAGCTATTGTCAGCGCCTACAATCCAAACGGGGAAGGCTTCCCGGCCATATGCCCCGAAGTCCACACAAACAGCCTTTTCAACTTGTGCATTATGTCCCTGAAGCCCCACGCCTGCGACAGCGAATTGAGGGACACCTAGTGCTCTAGCTCTGGCGGCGAGCTTCGAGTAGTTAGCGACAAGTCGCACGTTTCGTACAGCTGTGTGAGTGGTGACCGCTCCCCACGCCTCCTCTCCGGTCTTGCCGAAGATATTGCCCATAATACTACCCAGCATAAGTATAGCTTGTTGAGACCTGAGCATATCATCAGTAACCCGGTCTACATCCAGCTCTAGCGTTGCGCCCTTAAAGTCTAGCACATGACCTGAGCGTAGGCGTCGTGGGTTATCAGCAAAGTCAAATTGGAGCCCGCCCCCAGTCATAAAATGATCACCCGAAGAGGCAAAGTCAGGGATAGTGTCACGTTTGACAGCGTCAATTAAAAATGCGTCAATGTCAATCATGTTGCTGTCTCCTAATCAATTCAGCGGCTTCGATGTGTCTAGACACATGCTCACGATAGATCGTTGTATCTTGGTCAAGTCTTGATGCAGGGCCGATGACTCGACGCCAAGCCCGAGACGCAGCAACGTGATCGTTGTAGGTCCCTAGTTTATCCGCCCAAGCAGAGGCTTGCTCAGCAACCGTGACCTTTTGGCTAAGCTCCTCGATGAGGGCAGAGGCACGGGCCTTACGTTCAAGACTCGTGCCCCTACGAAACAGGCCTTCATAACTCAACGGCCTCTCTTGCTCCCTCGGCCTTTACCCTTGCGCTGGTCAGCCTTGTTAAAGTCCTTGGCAACTTTCTGTGGGATGCCGACCTTCTTGGCAAATTTTGGGTCGTGCGCAGCCGCTGCCATAGTGCGGCGCTGCTTTGGAGACTTGCTTGGCATCTTAACCTCCAAGGTTACGGTGTAGTATTAACAAGAAACACAGTCTGCCGCGCGGCAGACCCTTCCACGTTTACTATTTGAACAGGTTGCTGGGGGAGTGTAAAGGGAAACTCAATCATTTGTCCCTCAGCAAATTGAAAGGTCACCACTGCGATATTCTGTCCGCAATGTGGGCATTTGGTCGGTGGAATAGATATCAACATTGCTAGTTGACAGGTTTCTCATCACCCAACAGCGCGAGTCTACGTCCTCTGCGCTCTGAGGCTTTCTTAAGACTTGTTAGTTGATCGGGCTCGACTTCCTGAATGACCCAGAAGTCGTCTGCGTTCCAATAGTTACAAATCCAGCGCAGTGGCATAAAGCAATACCCACTTTGTCCAAAACCTATGCCCCATGAATTACGGATGATCGCCCACCAGACGTTCTTCAGCCGGAAGTACCCCACGGCCACCACGCAGTGTCCACCGAGAATGCCTTGGCCTGCCACGGGTCGGCAGAACCCGTCCGCGTCAGGACTCTCAAACCATGGGAATACTGTGAAGCCGAATACTACTGGTAAGCCCGCAGCAATAGCCTGCTTGACATCAAACTCGCGCTTGTTGTCTACAGTCATATATGCCGTGGCTTGGTGATTCAGCGCGTCGTCATATGACGATTGAGGAGGCTGACTGGTGAAACGTGAGATGTCATACGGCCATAAGCTTTCGTGTGGTGCTCCTAGCTTATTGACAACGCGTAATCCATCACGGATAAATGCGCCAGAATCGTAGCCCAACGTGTCTATGACACGACGTTCCTCATAGTAGATGAACAACCTTCCGGGTACATAGTCCACGTAGCCGAGGCGTTTCTGGGTGTACTCAAAGACGCCTCCAACACCGTTCGCCGTGCAAGACCCCAATGCTGACTGGTCGTAAATCTCGGGCTCAAAGCCCGAGGTGCGAAGGTCTACGTGGCTGGGCAGCTTTGGCAGAAGCCCACGTGCTGACTTCTTTGGTGCCCACACAAGGTCTCGATGATCAGGTAGATCAGGCACCCATCCATACTTCTTGGTCTGCCTCGGGGCTGGAAGGCTGGCAAGTGTGGGGGCTACAGGATTGGTCATTGGCTCCTCCCTATGAGAGGCTGACGAGAGCGGCCACCACAGTCGTAATGAAGCTATGGGTGACGTTTACGTTGTTACCAAAGCGGGAAATGGGGAAAGGTCCAAGGAGCCTTTCTTGTCCAGCAGGTATACTGACCGAATAGTCGTGGTCAAAGCCGTAATTGCAAGGAGCAATTGAGTCTACTACCACGTTGTCTGGGGAAGCTCCATTATTCTTTACGTGATAATAGCTGTTACCGTTGTTGACAAGAACATCCGCTGCTGACACCGCAGCAAAGACAGGCGCGGCTCCGGCTCCGGGCACTGGTTGGGGATTAACAACCGCCATTAGTGTAGCCTCCTCAAAATGTGATTTCTTTGCCGCCAACGTCCCATTTGTGGCGGTGCTCTATGCCATCGGGTGTGCGGATATCCGTGTTATCCGTGTACATCTTGTGATACTGCCCCGCCATCCGCAGGATAGCCTCCTTGTTGTAGAGCCAAATCTTGGTGGACTGATTCTGAACCTGTGTACCGTCAGGCCGGATAATGTTCTCAACACTAAACTCGATGTTCTTGATGGCCTTGATCAAGTACACGGGGCGACCTTCCTTGACCGTGACACGACCATTAGGGCCAATCTCGAAGTCATCTATGGTGGTAGTGAGCAGGACTTCTAGCTCATGAAGCACCTTATCTTTGGTGAGAGCTGTACGCTCGATGCGAAGGTTCATCACCGTGGCGATTATGGCACTAATCTTGGGCCGCTTAAGCATAAGACAGGCTTCTTTGGCCGCGACCGTGGGAGCATAGCCAGCGTTGAGGGCGGCGCGTGTCGCATTTGTGGGGTCTGCGCAATAATACTCAATGAACGCGCGCTGCCTGTGTGTAAGCCTATACTCATCCCAAGGAATGCCACTGAGCGCATTCTCCACACGGTCTTGATCTGTCTCCTCATTCTCCAGCTTGGCGTTTGGATCCACCGTGACTTCGAGGAGTTTATCAAGCTCCGCAGGCACGTGACTGTTTACACCAGTGTCGTGGCGGCGTTTCTTTGTCTTTGTCTTCTCCTCCACCTTAATTATGGTGTAAGGAGGCTCATTCCAAGGTTTCTTGGCTTTAGGTCTCTCTTTGGTGTCTGTCATGTGGTGAGGGTAATACGATGGTAATACTTGGCGCTAGTCTGTGTGGTAATAAGAAAAACCCCGAGGCTTTTGACCTCGGGGTTTTGTATCAAACTACGCGGTGAGAGAGTTGCGTGTTAAAGAAACCCCCAACCTCGCATGGCTCCAATTCTGGCTCGGCTTGTCTTCATATCGGTGTAAAGAATGAACATCGCAATGGACCGTCGCCAACTAGGTCTTATCGACCTTGATCGAGCCACGTGCTGATTGCTCAGGCTTGCGCCCGGTGCAACAACGTCACCCGTCACTGTGTAGTTGACCACCCGCAGGTCCAGCGTTGGCACTGGCTCAAGGCTTGGTGCAGAGAGCGCCATAGGCACTGGCTCCACCGTGCTCGGGTTCAGTACCGGGGGAGAATGCTGCTGCGCGGCCACTGACAGCGCGACACAAACAGCAATCCCTCCCACCAGCATCAATCGTTTCATTTCCACCCCCTAAAGGTGAGGGTACATGAGGTTCACGCCTAGGAGCATACCCTATCCTCATACTTGTAGCTAGAGATACAAAACAGCCCCGCCATTTCTGACGAGGCTGTTTTGGGTCGGAGGACAAACATGCAACCCTGAACCCACTGTCCGCAGGTGGTGGTTGCTACGCAGAGGGTCATCACTCCCCCACGTAGCCTAGTCTAGGGCCTTACCTTTGTTGACGCTAGTGGCCCAAGAATGCGCTGGCAGTCCTCATACGTCTTGAACCATCCACACTGTTGCCAGAAGTCTAAGCGGCTAGGTGGAATGCGCCTTGAGGCTAGCTCGACACCCTTCCACGACCAACGATACACGGTAACAACCTCTCCATTGCGCGCGTGCATATCCATATGGGCCTTAATAGCAAAGCCCGCGCCTGACATCTTCTTGCCACATACCTCGCAAGGTCCGCGATTGTAAGAGAAAGTCCCCATGTTAATTGCCCTCCTTGAGCATTGTGTCGAGGTCCCAGAAGTACACCTTGGCCCGGGTTATGCCCTGAACCATCTTGCTGATAAGCCTGTGGTGTCCGTCCAACACAAAGTGCTTTGACCTAAAACAGACCACCACGGGTAAGTCTGACACGCAGTGAAGTCGGTCAACAGAGAGAAGGCGCGGCTGGGCAACGTAATCGGCCACCGCATCGAGGTCCACGTGCGATTGCGTGCAGTACAACGACGCAAGGTCCACTATACGCGTGGTAGAGATAGCTAGCCTATCGTCATACATCCTCTCGTACAGATCACTTGCCCAAACACTACGGGCAAGGAGCAGGGCTAGTGAGCGATATGACCCTTTGAAGAAGGTCTCAGCGCGCCTCACGCTACCCTCACAGTCTTGGGTATGACTACCGTGACAGGCGTCCCACACGAACACATGATAGCGGCAAATACCTGATTTGTCTCCCACTGGAATGAGCCACTGCCCGGCTCAGGTAACGGCTCCTTACACTTCGGACAAGTCACCTGAACCGTGGTTGCTGTAATAAGGGCCTTCATGTTACTTTGCCCCCTTATTGATGAGTGTCTGACGGCCAGCTTCAAAACGCTCGATGTAATCTTCAGTACCGTTGGACCTGCGCGACTTAGTAACAAACTTCAGATAGTCACGGTTAATCGACTTCGCAGTACCCAGCAATTCCAGTAAGCTTGCAGCCTCCTTTGCACTCAGAATGACGGGGCCACCTTTGGCTGTGTTCTTCATCACTTTGTCAACCGCTTTTGTTATCTGCTCATCCGTTGCTGTAGCGATTACGTCGAGGACTTCCTGAGTCGTGTCTTCAGCCTTATCCCCACCTGAAACATCCTCATTGGTGTTTGCAGGTCCTACATTGTAACCAACCAAGCTGGCATGAACGTCTTTGTCATAGCCAGTCTCGTCGTTATAGATGCCGAGATGGCGTGCGACCTTAATGCCGAGGCTCGTCACGTCAATCGTGTTGTCATCGTCCTTCGAGCCTGAGCCGCCGCAGGTTACGATACCCTTCTTGACGAGGGAAGAAACCACTCCAGCACGCTGCTTCTCAGTGGTGATCATCGGCTCCATGCTCCACGACCAGATCGCAAAGCTTTCATAGCCATCCGTGTAATTGGAGGCGTAGCAGCCTGCGAGCACATCCATTTCGAGGCGGGTCAGTTTCGGTAGGGCTTTCGATGTTGCGGTCATTTTATTCTCCTGAGATCGTTGAACTTCAGTTAACTTCACTTCGTTGAAGTTAATGACTTTTCTCAAGTCGTCAAGCCCCTCTTTTAATGACTTAACTTGTTTTGATGCTAGAATTGGGGGTGTATAAGACCCATCACTTTGTGTTTCCAACAACAAAAGTTTCCAAGATTTACCTGATATTTCCAAGGAGGCAATCCATCAGCCACTCAACAGAAAAACCGATTTGTTTCGCAGTAATGTTTTCGTTGTTGAAAGCCTCAGGAGTCTTAATCATTCGATTCCATTCAACAGTACCCTGCGCCTTCCACCATAACCACTCGTCAGTCCGATTTACTCTAAGTAAACAACCCGCCATTCCTCCTCTCTGCGCCCAAGTGTATAGCCACAGCGGCTGCGCAGGAGACTTCCAAGGAATCTTAGTCATAGGTCCGGGTGTCGAATCAATTGCCTTCAACTCTACCCAGCCACTCTCGCCCGAAGGCAGGCAAAACGTCGTGTCAGGCACACCTTCATTGAGCTTCTCTGTAATCCGAACCATATGAATATGCCGGGGGACTACGGCCTTTGTTCTGAT